AGGTTTCAGCAGTGAGTTCACCCTTCTCGGCAAACTCCGTGGAAGCAGCAGCGACAACTGTGCCCTGACCTTCAGCCGGCTTGTCTTCAGGCTTGTCTTCAGGCTTAACGTAGCCTTCTTCGCCTTCCTTCGGCTCAGGCTTCTTGCCCTGGCGTAGTGCAGCTTCAGCGTCAGCTTGAGATTTCAGCAGTGCTTCGGTGTTGACGACACCCTTCTCAGCGTCCCAGAACTTCTCCGGTACGTTGTCGGGGCGCGGCGTCACAGTCGGCGCGACGTAACCTTCTTCGCCAACCTTCGGCTCAGGCTTGTTGCCCAGCATCTTGTCGACGTGCCCCGGAGGGCTGCCGTCACCAAGGTCAGTTGGCGCTACAACGGGTGGTATGCCGCCAGCGTTCGGTATCACTTCCTCAGGCATGACTTACCCCTTCGACTTTGTCGGGACACGGGTAGGCTTCTTCTCGTCAGCCAGAACAACGGCTTTGAGTTCACCCTTCTCGTCATCCCACAGGTCAGCGGGCACACCCTTCGGTGCAGGACGCTTGGCATTCGGGAAGTCTTTGGCAAACAACTTTGTGCTCACCGTGACACCATCGTCGTAGGTCTTGACACGTCGCGTGACGCCATCTTCACCGACAACATTCTCAGTGCCGAGAACCTTGCGCTTCTTAGGCTTCAAACCTTGAGCGAACGCAGCTGTCTCTGAGTTGATCGTCGCAGCTGGCCGGGCAGAATCACTTGAATCAATACGGGTTTCTCGTTTGAGGCTGCCCGCGACTACTTCTTCGTACATCTTATTTTCTCCTCGTTATGTGGATGCAGCGGCAGCAACGCCTGTGCCTATGGCAGCACCAGCAGCACCTGCGATTGGGCCAGTAGCCTTCTCTAACATCATAGCTTGCTGTTGCATTGCGGCTTCTTGTTGCTTCTGCTCGTCGGTTTTCTTCAAGGCGTCCACGTCCACGTTGTGGTGTGTCGCCAGTCTGTCTGCGACAGCTCTTGGATCAAACTCCTTGATGAATTCCTCGCCATACATGGCTTGACCATCAGCGAAGTACTGACGCAGTTTGTTCAACTCGTGTCCACGACCAAGTGCTTCGAATCCGGTGACGATCACCGGGTTCACAGTGCCAGTTGGCAAGGATGGGAACCGTCCCTTAGCTTTGAGCCGCTCGATGAGTCGGCGAACTACCTTCTGTTGTAGCTCCGCAGCAAGGACGGTGTAAACACCACCCAATACGTCTTCCAGCTCTTGTGCCTGCATTCGAATTTCTTCGGCAGTCACACGCTCTGCGTTACGGACGGTGCCCGTAGTCAACAGGAATGCGTGAGAGATTCTGAGAGACAGGTCGTCGATCAGTGCTTTGACGACTTGGAAATCATGGAACTTATCGACTTGAAGTACACCGATGTCTTCGATGTTACCTTCAACGAACTCACCCGACTCAGCTTCTTGTACAGCTTTCAGGTCGGTGGTTGAGTTGGGGCGGTCAAGAAAGATTACCTTGGCAGCAGCGGCAGCGAAGACAACCATGTCTTTCGACAGGTCTTCGAGCGAGCGCAGGTCACCGAGATATTCCTCGCAGTGTCCACGTCCGTAGTTCTCGTTCTCAAGTGCAGCCCACCGAAGCGGGATGTACGGGCAGTTGTCATAGTCGGACCTGCCATCAGAGTTGGGAACCTTATTCTCGTCGATCTCTTGGTACCATTCAGCCTTGTCGCCTTTCTTGCGGACGTGGGTGTAGATGGTGACATCTTCGTCACTATCCTTCTCGTTTGTAACGAGCAGTCCTTTGGCGTCGTCGGGCAGGGTGTACTTTGAAACTTTCTCTTGCGCTACGATCTCGTACCAGTTGCCTGATGCGTCGCGAACGACGACATAGTTCTGCAACCGGAAGATACGCGAACTCTCGGACTTCGGCATGTGCAGTAGCACATTACCGACGACGATGAGTTGCTTGATGGTAGCGTGGAGGATGACAGAGTCAGCCCCTTGCTCAAGTTCGTTCAGTGCATCGTTCTCCAGTTCTTGCATCACGCCTTCGATCTGGTCAGCGACACCGGGGTCATCTTCAGAGATGACTTCAATGGTCTCGCTGTCGATCTGAAAGCGGAAGAAAGGGTTACCGGGTGGGAACAATGCAAGTCGCAGCTTGGAGGCGAGGTTGTTCACGCCACGTGAGCCAAGACTTTGATATGGGGTTGACAGCCGAGTGTTCTCGTCGGCACCTTCAGGCGGCATGAGTGCCGGGATGGTGATGTCGGAGCAGTCACGTCCACGTTGGAGGACTTGGTCGCGCTTACCGTTCAGCGTCGTGAACCGTTCCTTAGCAGTAGCCATGATGTCTCCTTAACGGACTTGTCTGTCATTCCTACGCTGGCCTATGGACGGCGGTCGCGCCGAGGCAGCAGGTGGGGGAGGTGCGGGTGTAGCAGCCGGCAGTAGTGAATCGCCTGCGGGCTGTCTGCCCGCAATGGCGGCGACCGGCATCGGGATACGCAAGGTGTCACGCCCAGTCTTCAGGGACTTGACAGCTGCGGCGTCACCGACATACTCGTCAAGGTATTTGTTCCGTAGGAACTCAGGCTTGCGCGGCTTCTTCTGAACAGGTGGATCAGGCGCTTTGCACATGACGGCTCCTAAAATGTGGTTGTAGGCATACGATTCAGGCGGGCGCGCAGCTCTTGGATAAGGCTGACCTTGCCGGCGTACCTCTCGTGGTCCCTCTCGGGTTCATCGGGTAGGCGGCACCTGGCCGGGTACTGTTCTTCCAGCATACGGATCAGACCCTCAGAATCTGTGGGGATTGTGTGCATGTATCTCTCCTTGGTACAGGCGGCTGGCTCTTAGGGTTGCCCTCCCCCATGTATCATACACTTACGCGAAAAAAAGCCCCCCACATGCGCCATGTGTAACGCGCAATAGGGAGGCTTGAGGCTCTTGTCGGGTTCGAACCGACACACCGATGTAACAATGGGTTGCCTATCATAGAGCCAGATGACAGCGGCTGCTGCCAGATCATTTTTAGGCAGGTTCTTTTAGTGCCTGCTTATGGGACTGCCGACCTCGTGACTGGCCGAGTCCCCGTCACTATCCGGTGCTGAACACAACGCCAGCTTCTACCAGAATAAGCATGTTGGGTTCCAAAGGCGAATGCCCTTGGTCTTGTAATTGTAATCGCCATCTTGTAGGATGCGAGCCATCCGCGCCTGCATGATTGCGTCTTCTTCTGTCAGTCCCTTGCTGGCGTAAGCCATCAGGACCAAGTCCCACAGCCCCCCCGCTGTCTCCGCTTCCAGTATTGATTCGGCGAACTCGACAAAGCGACCACCTTTACCCACGCCGGAGCATCCTCCATACCCATCGGTCGGATCGCCCACCACTGTCTGCCACATGTGGAACCGCTTGGCATCCAGACTGGAAATATGTAGGACACCGAGATCGGGGTGGTTGGGGTTGAATACGTCGGCGGGAATAGTACGCATATCCTTATCCTCAGATACGATGATGCGCTCTCCCTTAATGAAGCGATCACCCGACGTGGCAAGGATGCCCATGATGTCATCAGCTTCGAGCCGAGGCCGGCGAAACGAAGTGTATTCATTCTCCAGATACTCCTTGATCCACGCCAGCATCTGCGGAGGCACGGTGTCCTTCCGGTTGCTCTTGTACGTGGGGTTGAGTTGCTTACGAAAGTTCTTCGAACCGTCAGGCTCCGACAGGCAGATGAGAATCCTCGTTGCCTTCAGTTTGTCAGCGTACCCACCGATGAGTTCTTCCACGTTGCGAATGCACCCGTCGTGATCGAGGTGAACACTGCTGCCAGTGTCACCCCAATCGTAGTTCTTCTGGTTCACGACCGATGCCTTGTACGCAGCAATGTCTGCGTCGATCAGGATCGTTCTTTGCTTCACAGCTGCCCTCCAAGTGTGATGCCAATGTATGCCATTGCGATCCAGAAGATTACTGCGATCACCCAGTCGCGCTTGTTGCTACTCATCGGTCGTTCTTCAGCTGCTGCCCCTTCTCATAAGAGCGAGCGCCAAT